ATGAGTTTGAAAGAATGCTCTTCCACCTCCCATTGGTAGGCTCAGCATTCAAGAAAATCTACTATGATCCTGCCTCAGATCGTCCAGTTTCCGAGTTTGTCCCGGTTGATCAATTCTATGTCTCCTATAATGCCACGGATCTTCGTCGGGCTGATCGATACACCCATATCATCTACATGACACCCCATGAGCTTCAGAAGCAGATGATGTCCGGCATGTACCGGGATGTTGACCTTTCAGACCCCGGTGAGTTTCAGCCTTCCTCAATGAGTCAGACGATCAACTCCATCATGGGCATCGAGTTTAATGCCGAGTATGACAAGCAGTACACCCTTCTGGAACAGCATCTTTACCTTGAACTGGACGGGGATGATTTCCCATCACCCTATATTGTCACCATTGAGAAGGACAGCGGCAAAGTCCTGAGCATCAGACGTAACTGGAACGAAGGTGATCCCACCCGTGAAAAGAAGATGTTCTTCACGCACTACAAGTACGTCCCCGGCTTCGGGTTTTATGGCCTTGGTCTGATCCATTTCCTTGGAAACCTGACGATGTCTGCCACGCTTGCCATGCGTTCCCTTCTGGATGCCGGACAGTTCGCCAATCTCCCCGGCGGTTTCAAGGCCCGTGGTATCCGTATTGTCGGCGGGGATGATCCTATCGCCCCCGGTGAGTTCAAGGAGGTCGAGGCCACCGGCATGGACCTGAACAAGGCCATTGTCCCCCTCCCATACAAGGAACCCTCCCAGACTCTTTATCAGCTTCTTGGTTTTATCACGCAGGCCGGGCAGAAATTTGCCGATTCCACGGATGCTGTCGTGGCAGACTCCACGAACTATGGTCCAGTCGGAACCACTCTGGCCCTTATCGAGGCATCTGCCAAGCTTTTCTCAGCCATTCACAAGAGACTTCACAAGTCACAGAAGGATGAACTCCGCATTCTTGCCCGGCTTAACTATGAATTCCTCCCTGATGAGCGCATGGTTCTTCCAATTCCGGGAATGGATCTTCCGATTTTCCGGAGTGATTTTGATGGTCGTGTCGATATCATCCCTGTTTCTGACCCGAATATCCCATCACAGGCCCATCGTCTGGCACAGGCACAGATGCTTCTCCAGATTTCAGCCCAGACACCTCCGGGTACCTATAACATGCGTGAGGTACACCGTTCCCTTCTGAGTGCTGCCGGAATCACCGATCCAAATCGGTTCCTTTCCCCGGAAAAGCAGCCCCAGCCACAGGATCCTGTCTCTGATGTCATCGCTGCATCCAAGGGTATGCCCATCGCTGCATTCCCCGGACAGGATCATCAGGCATATATCACGGTATTTTCTTCATTCCTTCAGGATCCGACCCTTGGTCAGAACAAGGCCCTTCAGAGTATTGGCCCTCTACTACAGGCGGCTATCCGGGATCATATGATGATGCAGTATCAGGAGACCATGGGTGGCTTTCTCCAAGGTGCTACCCCGGATGTCATGCCTGAGATCATGGCCGAGGCTGCCCAGCAGATTCTCAATGCGAATCAGCAGCTTGGCCAGTATCAATCCCTTGAACAACAGCAGCTTATGCTGGAGACCAAGGGCCTTGAACTCCGAGAGAAGGACATGGCCCAGAGCAACGCCAAGGATATTGCAGAGCTATCCCTCAAAAAGCAGGAGCTTGACATCAGAAAGCGTGGACAGGATATTGAAGCGGCCCGTGATATCGGGGCGAACACCATTCGGAGCAAGGAGGCTGATAACAAGAAGGACATCATGCTCCAGAAATTCCTCCTTGATGGTCTGGAAAAGATGCGAGACATTAACTCATCACAAGAGACCCAAGGATTTGCCAAAGGCGGAGCCGCAGAAATCAAAGGGTATAAACCCGGAGGCATGGTAACCGTTGACGATATGATTGCTTTGATCAATAGCTACGGGTCTAATCCTACGACTGATGAACCTTCTATGACACTGTTCGAGGATGTGCAGAGTCTACCAGAAGTAGAGACCCTGTCTCCCACCGACGCAAGCATGTTCGAGGCTGTGCAGAGTCTACCAGAAGTAAAGCCCATGGCACCTACGCCAGAACAGGCTACAGACGGAGAGATTTACCCGAAACCAATGTTGGCAACTGTATATGGAAAATCGTTAGATGATACACAAGCCTATATTGGGGAAGCAGAAAACGCTTCTCGTATTCTCACAGGTCACGTCCCTAAAAAGGATGGTTCTGTCATGGGAGATTCTGGTGTTACAGTTTCCACGGGTCTTGACCTCGGAAAACAGACTGAAGAAAGCCTCAGAAACATGGGTTTAGATGAAGCTTTAATTAGTAAACTGTCGCCGTTTTTAGGGAAGACGGGACAAGATGCTCTAGACTTAGTAAATTCTGAAGATAAGAATATTACTCTTACTGACGACGAGTACGATCAAATTGACAGAAAACTTTTGGAATTTGAATTCAACAATTTACAAAACCTGTGGGATTCGGGATCTATCCATGGAATGGACCCCGCAGGGACGACACGTTGGCTTGATTTAACTCCTGCCCAAAGAACCGTGATTCAGTCAGTCCTACGACAATATGGAACATCAGGAGCTCCTATTTTTATAGGACACGCATCCAGAGGTGATTGGGTAAATGTGATTAACGAATTAGATAATTTTGTAAACCCAGACTCTGGAAAAGATCAATACCTATCCCGCCGTGAAAAGGATTCAAATTTACTAAGGGAAGAATTAGGTCTTGATCCAGTTGATCTTGATGGAAACGACTAGTGCCTTGGCGTAATGTAGGAAATGTGGTACAAAAGAAAGTAGGCGGTAAATGGAAGAAGCACGCCAAGGCTTCCTCCATTGAGAATGCCAAGAAAATGGTCCGAAGACTTTATCAAGTCGAGGGACAGAGCAAAGGAACCAAGTAGATGGAAGGCAAGATCCCCAGTGGCCCCGGCGCTGTAAAGAAGTCAACCGATTGGTCAAAGACTTCTTCAGCCGATTGGAACAGCAGAAAGCGTCTATCAATGCTCCGTGGTGACCCCAAGAGCGATTATAATGATAACGTCAAGCCCACCATGGCCAACAGAGCTTCATATACCGCCAAGTAATTTTGAATGTTTGAAGACCTCAAACTGGAGATTCGACAGGAACTAGACAGTATCCGATCAAGTCTCTCACAGGGTGTTTGTGATACTTATGCAGAGTATCAGCGCATGTGTGGAATAATCCACGGTTTGGAACTTGTTATTTCCATGTGTTCTGATATTGAGAGAAGACTCACCCAAGCTGACGAGGATGATTTTTAAGTAACATGTTTGAACCAGAGCTAAGCAAGTCAATTCTTAATGATGATTGGCTTTCAGAAACGAATATTTCTGATCCAACTCCCCTTCCCAAGATCCCCGGTTATCGTATCCTGATTCGCCCTGTCCCCATTCGGTCAAAGACCAAGGGTGGTATTCTTCTTCCAGACAAGGCCAAGGATGACATGAAGTATCTGACCACGGTTGGCCGTGTTCTTGCTGTAGGTGATCTTGCCTACGCCGATCCTGACAAGTTCCCCCGTGGTCCTTGGTGCAAGCCGGGAGACCATGTTTGTTATGGTAAGCATACAGGTGCTAAGTTTCTATATAAGGGTGTCAGACTAATCATCTGCTATGATGATGAAATCACCATGGTAGTCGATGATCCAGCAAGTCTGGATCCAATGTTTAATCTTTCACACTAACCGGCGTAATTCGATTGATTCGCCACCAACGGAGAATATAGAAAATGATTGATGATAATGATGATGATAATGGTTGGGACACCATTGATACCAAGAATCCCGCCTCCCCTCCCCAAATTGAACCAGAAATTGAACTTGAAGAAACAGAAGTTGATTCTGTAGAAATTCAGGAAGAACAGCCTGAAGAACTCAAGGGTATCAACACCAAGGGTGCTGAGAAGAGAATCAGAAAGCTTGTTGCCCAGCGCAAGGAGCGTGATGAACAGCTGGCCCTTGCCGTCGAGAAGATCAAGTATCTTGAATCAGCCCTCTCAGACAAAGACAAGAATATCTCTGACTATCGCAGACAGTCTGTAGATTCCAAGAAGGAAGAGATCAAGCGCAGAGTCGAGGCAGCGCAGATGTCTTTCTCCCGTGCTTTTGATGATGGAGACAAGGACAATCTGGTAAAAGCCCAGAGTGATCTTGCTGAAGCACAGGCTGAGTTGAAGATGCTTGAATATGCAGATATCATGGGTAATAGAAATACCCACAAGGCCCCGGTACAAAACACCGTGGAACGACGGGCAGTAACCCAGTATGACGAGGGTGCCGTGGAGTGGGCCAAGAAGAACGAATGGTTTGGCAAGGACAAGATTGGTACATCCATCGCCCTTGCCGTGGATCAGTCCCTTAAGGATGAGGGTTTTGATCCAAGAGATGATGAGTTTTACGAGGAGCTTGATCGGAGACTATCCAAGGAGCTTCCTTCCAGACTTCGTCCTAGTGGTGACGCAAAACCCACTCAGGTGGTAGCCGGTCAATCACGCAGACAGGCACCCTCCAACAAGGTTAGACTGACTCAGGATGATGTTAGTCTTGCCAAGAAATGGGGCATTCCACTTGAACGGTATGCAGCCGAAAAAAGAAAAGCAGAGAAATCTGCTGGCGATTATACCAACATTGGTTAGCGTGGGAGAAACATAAGTCATGGCACGAGTAGTTGAAAGACAGTCAAGATCTGATAACGAGCGAGACCGGGATTCCCGTCTCAATACATATGAACGTCCCAACTGGCTGGACATTCCGGAACATGTCAAGGATTCATTCTTTGACAAGGGCTTTGCCCTGAAGTGGATCCGCATTTCAGTCAGAGGCGAAGAGGATACCAAGAATATTGGTGTCCGCCTTAACGAAGGTTGGGAATTTGTCACCGAGGAAGAATGCCCTGATATGGCTCGTAATTTCAAGGGTCTTGACGTCGGTCGTCTCTCTGGTTGTGTTATTCGAGGGGATGTAGCCCTTGCCAAGATCCCCCTTGAACTGAGAGAAGATCGGCTTAATAGGTCAGCCGAAAGAACCAGAATCCTTAATGAGGCAGTCAATCACAACCTCATGAGAGACAATGATTCACGGGCTCCTATTACTAATGCCAGCAGAACAAGGGCAAGGACGGGCAAGTCCGCTCATTTCGATGGGTAAGACTGGCCACTCAAG